TCATCCATCATCTTGTCGTGCTGTCTCTTTTTGATTGCATAATATGCAGCCCAGAGAGACATTTCTTCGTCTGTAACTTTGCTCTTTAATTCGTTGAGCGTACAGTGAAGTGCTTCGGCAAGAGATAGCTGAAAGAAAAGGCGTCCGTCAGATTCAAGTTCTTTTTCAATCGCTTTTCGTATCAGGCTCAGCATCCTCCGAGCCGCGAGGCTTCAGGACGCAAAGAATAATCTTCTGAAGATCTTCATCTTCAACTTCACGCTTCAGCACTGGAATATCACCAGGCTTGAACAGCTTGTCGCCGTTTTCGTCAAGAGCTTTGGCGATCAAGAGCTGCATTGCAAAATCATTTGCACTGTCAGACTTGGAATCTTTCTGTGCTTTTTCGCGCTCTGCGGCAGTCAGCGGAGCAGCGTAGAAAACGAATTCATCGCCATTAGCAAGAACTACTTCTTGACGAATCGGCTCAAAATTTGCAGCTTTACGAAGACGATCAATTGCCCTAATCGTGATCGCAGGGGATGGTGCGGCGCTCATAAAAAACAGCCTTGACAGCAAAAGGATAGTTCAATTTGCCCCAAAACGCAAAAAGCCCCGCCGAGGCGGGGCGATTGCTAATTGGCCGACGAATCAGGTGGTCAGCAGGTCAAAGGTCACGGCAGACGATGGACGGAAGTTGATGGCAATGCTTTGAGCATCGTCAGGATTCACGTTGAAAGAAGCGGAAGTCAGGGTGACTTCAGCTTCAATCGAACGGGATTTGGTGTCATCAACAACACCAGCACTTTCAACGCGATCCATGTAAAGCTTCATCGTGGCGCCCACTTGCTTACGCAGCAGAACGTCCTGGATGATGCGGTTAGCAAAAGCGTTGTCTTCGTCAGTGAAGTAGACAGTGGCGCTGCCGTTTGCGTCGCCAAAGCCAGAAATGTACTGACGGAAGGGAACGTACTGAGAAAGAGTTTGACCAATGGTGGTAACATCAATCTCGGCGCGTGTTACTTCAATGCTCCAGTCACGAACTTCCGACACGGCGCCGAAGTCTGCATAAGCAACCTGAAACTTATTGGGCGAAACAACAGTGCCGTCGTTGGTGACATCTTCCACGGAACCACCAACGGTGGAGGAAATGGTCATCAGGCCGGTGGTGGTGCTGTAGGTCAGCACGTAATAGGTATTTGCGCCGACCAGGGACGAAGGAAGGGTGCCAGTGCCAGCACCACCAGTGGTGCTATTGATGACACTGAATTTGATAGGATCGCCCACGCGGAAACCCATGTTGGTTCCCACATAGAAAGTGTTACTGGTTGCATTGACATCAAGCTCACCAAAGGTGGCCTTAGTGCCAGCAGGCTTGTAGTAAAAGGCGCCGGAAATGCCGGACAGAACGGTTGCCATGATCGAAGGGGAATGACGACGTTAGTGGGCACTGCCCAGCTAGGGACAGCGTAGCGATTTACTTCACTCTTGCTTCCCAACCAGCATCAATACGAGCTATAAAATGAGGAAGGTCTTCTGTTGGTGGAAATACGGGACCATTTATTTCTTTAATTCTAACATACGTGTCAGTCGCTGTTTTGCGAGTTGCATTAATTTGATTGATAACAGTTGTCGCTATCGAAATAAGTTCTTGTACGCGAGCTGGGCCTTTGCCCTTTTGAGTAAAGCAGCGAACAATAACTGCGCCTCTTGCGTAATCGAGCGATCCCTCAAGGGTGCATTCTGTCATTACGCCAAATGTAATATTGACGCGAACGTATTCACTCGGTGGATCCGGTGGAACTGCAGTTACGTTATCAAAATAAACTGGAATGGCTGGAGTTTGTGTGTTGTAAGCGGTAAGCAAAGGGCCTTCAATTTTAGCGCGAATAGATTGATAGTTCATTAGAAAGACCCCTGAAAGCTAACAGAGAAACCATTTTTAAGGTCTACCTGCAATCCGCCACCTTGAACATACGTAAGATACCAGTCTGGGTCGGCTGTTCTTGAAGCTGGTGCTTCGTCTGGGTTAGAGCCCTGAAAAACACCACCAATTTCATATCGAAAACTTGGATTTTCTCTTCCATCGCCAAGTTCTCTTTCTTTGATGGCGTCAAATCCAGGATGCTTAAATGTCGCCTGCGTGCCATCAATTGCTTCATTAGCATGTGGAGACGTATTAATAATCGCAAATTCTGTGTAGCCATCTTTAATATAGCGTTCTACATAATTAATCGGTACATCATTTTTTGTATATTTGTAAATCTTACCAGTCGTACCAGCAGTGCTTGGAGTCACTCCTTGTGGCGCAAAGCCCCAAGAGGCGGAAAATTCACCAGACCAGGCTGGGCCTTGCTGGGCAAGTGTATTCATTGACCTGACAGCAAACTCCTGTATCCCGCGAGCAATTTTTTTATTAATATCTTTTTCTATTTGATTTGCAATACTTTTTTCTGCTGTAGCTCGATAGCGAGAAATCTGAGCCGATGTTGCTTTACGTGCTCTCCTAGGCGCCATATCAACTCAGCCTCGCGATAACTGAGTGCATAATAGGGCTATCACCACGATAGCTGTTAATAGCAACTATCTTTGCGGTGCGTGTTTTGCCGTCCTGTGAATACTTGATTGAATCAGTCACCCTTGGGTAGTAACTACCAAGACTTGATGCGGCAATCAAAATTTTGACGGTACTTTGCTGATACAAGTTCGGGCCATTCTGCTGAAACATTGAGCCATTCATTTCCTCTGGCTTAAGATCAGCAATAACAATCTTGACGGGAACCTCAACAGAGCTGCCAGAAACCGTACCCGTATTTGGATTGTAAGTTTCGTTTTGCGATGCCTTCACATAGGTCGCATTGATCCCGAACTGGCTGATCAGTGGCCCTGGAATCGACGAGAAGATGCCGTCAGTGAGTGCCATGGCTCATCAGAGGGAGTTGCTACCCCAGCCACCTCGGGCGGGGAATACCTGGCCTCCCACAACGCGAATGCGACTCGGGCGGAACGCCGCATTGCCGTAATAGGGGTCGATGCGGGCGGTGCTGGAACGAGACAGGTAAGGCTGATGGAAGCTGGGATCAACCATGTAACGCGACAGAATATCCATCGCAAATGGCGGAATATAATCAATGCCAGTCTGTGGAATATCGCCCTGATCCTTATACTTTACACGTAGCGCCCCATTGCCAAGTTCAACTTCGTCATATTGGTTGGTGCTTAACAGAGTTGCGCCACCGTCATTGGCTGCAACTGCTGTATAGCCACCGGCACTACCGAGATAGGCCGCCATGTAGGCGACGGCAACTTCAAAATCAAGCGGCAGATCATCTGATGCAAGTTGACGCCCATCAACTTTGATCAGACGCGGCCAGGAAAGTGATTGCTCAACCGTTGCGACTTTCCCCTTGAAGCGCAGGGGATTGATCGACATTGTTGCAGCTACAAGAGTCTGCTCTTTTTGCGTGCTGTTCAGTGCAAGCCAAGCTGTAATACCCGCACTAACAGGCAATTCTCCTAGGAGGGTCGTGGCAGTGGCAACACTCAGGAACGAGTTTGCATTACTTGCCCCAAGTGTTGATACAAATGCCACGATGACCTCCTATGTGATCAGCCCTTGGCTGTGGTCTTCTTAGCCGTCACCGTAGTCGCTTTTGGCGCCTCAGCTTCGGGTTCAGGAGCGGGCACGGGGCATTCCGCTACCTGTTCAGCAGCTCCAGCCTCACGAGCCCGACGCTCCTCATCATTAACACGGAATGCAGCCATTCCCATTGTTGGTTCCTCCTTAGAAAGAAAGCCCCCTTTACAGGGGGCATTTAACTTACATCAATCAGATGTAAGCCTTGAGTTGAGTGATACGGATGTTACGGTTGTCCGTGAACACCTTCGTCCAGTTAGTACCAGTGGCCAGTTCAGCGTTGCTGGGCGAGTTGCCAGCAGCGGTACCAGTCCAGCTGATGCCGTTCGGATGCACCAGATAGTGGGTGCGGTTGATCAGGAAATCGACGCCCTTCAGGGAATCGCGATCGGTCTCCAGGGGAGTCTTGGCAGGAGCAGTTGCATAAGCAAAAGCACCAGGGCCAAAGAAGTAAGTGGAGAGCACATCCTTGCCAGCGCCGCCACCGGTGCCAGCACCAGCATCGACAGGCAGGGTGTCATCCACATACACCGGACGACCCAGATAGGTACCCTTCTCCAGACGCTCAGCAGACAGACGGGAATCCAGCTGCGAAGTGGTCGAAGCGGGAACAATCAGATCCTGCTTCATCAGGGCGTAGAAGGTGCGGGAGTGCATAAACACACCCGTCAGCTCCTCACCGGCATCACCCAGCTTGGCGATGGCATCCACCAGCGCATCAGGGGTCAGAGCGGTACCAGTGCCGCCGGAAGCATGGGAGCTAGCCAGGGGACCGCCAGTGGCGAACAGGCCCTTGATCACTTGGATCAGAACCTTCTGCATGTCGCGCACCCAGTAACGACCGGTGCTGCGGGCAATGGCCTGCATCGGGTCGGAACCAGCCAGTTCGGCGGCAAGATCAGAAGCCTTCCAAGCGCGACCGCGCATGTTGCGCACACCGATCTGCACGTTGCCAGCCAGGGTGGCAGCGGTCAGGCCAGTGGTGTCGTTCAGGATCTCAGAATCGCCAGACAGATCGCCAAAGAAAGGCAGATCAATCAGCTTGCCGCCTTTTTCAAACTCACCCTGAATAGCGGCATTGGTAGCCATCAGGCCGGAAGTCACCAGGACGTTCTTATCCTGAACTTCCTCTTGTTGGTACCCGAGGAAAAGCTCGGGAATAAACGGAACGCCCGCGAGAAGCATGACTAGAACCTCAAAAACAAGAAAGAATTTTGCAGCAGTGCTGCGAAGCTTGTGACTTGCAATGGGCACCGCCCTTGCTGTCGAGGTGAACAATGGGCACCGCCCCTGTTCGGATTGGCCTTCAACCTGGGCACCGCCCCGTTGAATAGCAAGAGGTTACACCCTCTGTTGATCAGATACTAGCGCTTCTTTTTCTTGGCAGAAGACTTCTTACGTGCTACACCCGCTTCGGATAAAGCAATGGCGCGTGCTTGAGCAACGCTGGTAACTTTTTGGCCCGAACTGGACTTAAGAGTGCCGGCTCGGAATTCGCTCATTACTTTGCTAATTTTTTTGTCAACTTTGGTTTTCTTTTTCATGATTAACGGGTGACGGCGATCACAGTCTAATCGGGAGTAGTGACTAATATTTATATGTATTCGTGCGGGGCAATGAGCAAGAGGGAATGGAACACCCCAGTGCGTGAGCCCTGGAATCCAATCATTCACAATTTATTAAAAGCGATTGACGAGCACAATAAAATGTACTTTAAAACATGCAATCACTGGCATCTAGAAAAAGCCTGTGAGCTTAGAAAGTATGTTGTAGAAATAAAGAATTGGATAAAGTTGAACGAGAATTAACTACCACTTAACTTTATCGGCCCAGTATGCAGCCGACATCTTGCCCTTCGCTATATTTTCAGCATGGCGTGCCTTGAACGAGCGCTGGCGGGCTTTTTCTTTTTCTGTCTTCGGGTTTGCGCCTGCGCCAGATACACCCTGCTGCCCAAAGCGAATCAACTTAATCTTGTCGCCCGACTTCGCAAGAACAGCGTGTGATTTGGTTGGGTGACTAGGCGTGCGCTTTGGCTTGTTGTAACCAGCAAACTTTTCGCCCCGATATTCAACGGTCATGGCAGGGAAAGCGCTGCCAGCAGCTTAACAATAAAAAAGACCCCTGGGTCGGGGTCCATAGCTCAACCACGATCATAGCCTATTGCATCTTACTCAGCGCCGCACCGAGAACTGGATCAAGCTTGCCGGTCATGCGGGCTTCATTTGCAAGGCGCTTAGCTTTTTCGGGATCTTTCTGAATAATTTCAGCAGCCTTGGTGACGTTAAGCGAATCCTTGCTAAAGGGATTGTTTGTGTAAGTAGTAGTCGCGCCACGAGCCGTAGTCATGCCCGACCCGGTTGCGCCGCTACCTGCAAAATAAACAGAGAACTCTTCGTCATCACGGA